TTGGTGAACATTGCTTTGAAGTGTCGGTAAAGCATCACGAAAAATCTGCCGGTACATTTGATTGGATTAATACTTCCAAACTGAAGGATTTTAATCCGGAAATTGCCGATTTAATTAAACCACGTGCTGCTGAGTTTAGAGAACGCAACAAAGAAGCTACCGAAGTTTCGAAAGAAATGCGCGGAGAGATGGAAGGCGTTTTCAGTGATGCATTTGAACATATTACAAGTGATCAGATAAAATCGTTATTGGAATCTCTTTACACTAAATACCCTGAATATGTGTTGGTCAATGATCGATCAAAACACAGATTTGTAATGTATCATAAAATGAACAATTTTAAGGAGTTTGTTGGATATAATGAGTGGGAGTACTATTTGAAATCAACTGGTCGCGCGAAAACCAGTCGCATGGTCTTTAGACGAAAAGATGGCGTTGAAGTAAACACTAATCTACGCATTCGACTGGTATTAAACAACGGTGTGAATGCTTTACTTGGATTGAGTGAGAAAAACAAGACAAGTATTCCTTGTTTGAAGATCCAACAAGACCGTGTTGATATTTTGTTGCGAGACTTAGTAGACCCAATTGTTGACGAAATTATAGAAGAAGAAAAAAAAGAAATTAGTAGTTAGAAATTTGTATTTTAATTTAAATAAAAGTGTTTTTTATTTAAATTTTTTCTATGATTTAGAATCTTGATTTTACAATATCAACCACTTCATTATTCATATCATTTAACAAACACATTCTCTCTAAATTATCACACGCACTTCCTGTAGTACCAGACCCACACATTGGATCTAATACTACATCGTCTTTGTCGGTACTAATTTCCACCAAACGTTCCAATAATTTCACGGGTTTTGCGGTTGGATATTTTCTACCTTCTGAACCTTGACTGATTGAATGAATATCATCCCAAAGATCAGTGCAAGGTTTTCCAGGATTTTCGATCAAATAAATCTTTTTATACAATTTTCCTCCTGGTTTTTTGGGAAAATGGAGTCGATTGTCTTTTTCTAATTTTTCCAATTCTGGTTTCGCAATACGCCATCCTGATGAAGGATTGAATGTTTTACCATTGACTGTATATTCGTACATATATCCTTTTTTTGTATTTTCAGTAACCAAATGCCCCATTGAATAATTTCCTCGTTCATCACTATTTTTAAACGAATTTTTCAAATAAGTAGGATCTTTTTCTTGTAAAACAACATTAAATTTCGCTTTTTCTTTGAAATTGCATTTAAATATTACATCAATCGTCGCACCCAATTTATTTTTCACATTGTTTTTAGAACGACATTTTTTCCAAAAGATAGGTGTAACTACTTTGAAATGTTTATGTAAAACCATTTGTGGAATTAACATACAAGCCGCTGAAATATGAAAATAAAGGGTTCCGTCTAATTTTAAAACGCGTTTTAGATCGGTAATGGTTTCATCAATAAACTTTTCATAACTTGCGTCGTCCCATTTATCTCCAAATCCTACCTCAGAATCCACGCTCATTGTGTAATTTCTGTCGGAATTAAATGGTGGATCTAGATAGATCATTTGAACTGATTTATCTTGTAGTGTTTTCACATAATCTTTACAACTCGCGATGGAAAGTGAAACACGGGCGTTTATTTTTTCCGTAGAATCACGTTTTTTTTTGATAATTACTCGTTTCGGCATTTTATATTTTAATAAAAAACATTAGATATATTTAAATCAATTTTGTATAAATTATTTGAAATGTACAAGATGCAATAGGACTTTGGTTACTAATTGATAAATGAGATTATTTTCCTGTTTTGTAAATTCTTTATTGTATGGAATAGCAATCCGTTTGTTAATTAATGCATAAATACGATCTTTCGCTGCTTTACGTATGATATTATTTATTATAATTTTTTTACCCCCTCCTGCTATATGTAAAAGTTGATGTATACCCATATCGGCATATTTTTCAACCGCACTGTCTATTTGTTTTTCATATTGCATCATTTTAGTAGTTTTTTGTATTCTATATATTATCCATACAAAAAAATCAATTTTATAATTGCGTAATCATAACAATCAAAATATACGTTTTTATCTTATATTTAGGAAAAAACAATGGAAGAAGTTTTTGTAATCGCTACCATTATTACCCTCTCTTTTTGTTTATCAAAATACATTGAATATAAATATTTTACAGACGATGTAAAACCAATGAAGGATATTGTTCGTGATTGTTTATTAGTATTAATGTGTACAGTTTCTGGCTCATATGTTTATTTTTATTTTCAAACGACTATTCGTGATTTTTTTAATGTAGTTACCGAAACAAAGGTTTTAAACAACGCTACTACACAAGTATTTACGGATAATCCTACGTTTTAATGAGATTTAATCCACTTTGAACACTGGGTTGCCTTTTAATTTTAATTACATTTCTTATCAATTGTCGGTTGTTATATTCCAAAACAGAAAGGAATGTCTGCGCAGGTGACGATAATTTTCTTGAGTGGTACTCCATGTTGTTATTTATCTAATAAGATAAATAACAAAAAGCTTATCAATTTTATGATAAGGGAACCAAGGTTATTTTAAGAACCCTCTTACATAAGAGGGGATCATCTCCTTACAATATTTCCCTTAATATAAGACAGGTAACCTATCTACATCGATAATAGTTTCACTAACGTCTTCTTCTGTATAAAACTGTTTAAAAGCATAAAATTCTAACTGTGCTTCTGGTGTGTGATGATGAACAGTTCTAGCAATCATTTTATATAACTTAAAATTGGGATATCGTTCTTGTCCATTTTTTTTGTATAAAATGTTTTTACCATTATCGTCCAAGCACCACCGTTTAATTGTTTTTTGAAATTCATCTAATTCATCTTCGTTATCGTCAATATCTGTTACAAAATCAAATAAAGATGATCCTAATCTACAAAGGTCAAAACTATTATTTGGTTCTAATCTTGGACGCTTATTATTAAAAAATGGTTCACAATTATATTGACTAGATGCGTCACCATCTTTTGCGAAACTATCACTACAAAATATGTGTTCATTAAATCGATATATGCCTCTTCCAAAATCAATGATCTTGTATAGTTTACCATATGTAGGAACTTTGTAGATTTTTTTATCAAATTTATAGTATAAAAATTCTTGGTCAGTTTCTACAAACATAATATTATTTGTATGTAAATCATTGTGTGTGAATTTAAACATTTTTTGATAAATAAGTAACATCATAACTACTTGCATTAACATCGATCTTCCTTTCTCGTCGTCCATTTCTTCTTTTACAAACAATTCATCAAGTGTACCGTCGCATTTTTCCATACAAATCATTTGTATTGGAAAATTGTTTATATAACCAAATAATTCATCGTCGTCTTCTTCGTCATCACTTTCATCACTCTCATCATCATATTCGTCGTCTTCTTCGTCATCACTTTCATCATCATCGTCACAACCTTCTTCTGAACTATAATTTAATTCACTCGTAGATGAATCACTACCTGAAGAAGATAACGACGATGCTCTAGATTTACTATAAATAGATTCCATTTCACCATTATTGTCTTGAGATTCTTCTAGTTTAATCTCTGGTAATTCATCACATAACAATAAAATGTTATCTTTATCATCAATAGACAATCTAATTTTATTTTTTCTCGAAGAATTCATAGATAAAAATGGATTAAATGGCGTTTCACTGTCTGTATCATCAATTGAAAAATATTTTCCAATATTGTCATTAAAGAATTCAGAATTTCTGAGATAGTCAACATCATCGGCAACATTTAAACGGTGTTTTTCTTGCAGTCCAAGATAAGAACCATAATAGTCTAATCCATGAGGAACGTTGAATTCATTTAATACAATACTTGTTAAAAAACAGAAAAAAGAGTCGACATAGGAGGCATTATTTTTTGATAATATTTTTGGATGAACAGTATCTATAGTACTATCTAATTTGGGCATAGTTCGAATTGTATCATCATTAATATCATATTTACCGATCATATAACGATAAGGGTCCAATAGTGGAGAAAATTTAATAAAAATAGGTTTTTTGATTCTCGTCGTTTCATTATTTGAAATTGTATGTAAATCAACAATCCAATGTTTATGATTAAGTGAAATACTATCATAATTTTTGTTATTCATTGTGAAAAAATAATCATAAATTGGATTATATAATTGAAGATTTTTTATATTGAACGGTTTGTAATATTCTTGTGATTCTTGTTGTTTTCCTAAAATAGACAAATCTATCTTGTCGGGTTTTGAATACTGTATTTTTAATTTAGTCATTTAAGTATAACGTTTAATAACAGATTTTTAGTAGAAAATAAACGTGTTTTTCGTCCGTATTATTTTATTTTTTAAAATGTAATAGTGATAGTATAGCATTATGACTTTAGAACTAAAAAAATTTGATATGAGATGGATTACATTTAAACCAGATGAAAATAAAGGTCCAGTAATTGTTATGATTGGTCGAAGAGATACTGGTAAATCGTTTTTAGTAAGAGATTTATTGTACCATCATCAAGATGTCCCTATTGGAACAGTTATTTCAGGAACAGAAGCTGGTAATGGATTTTATGCTAAACACGTTCCCAAATTATTTATTCATGAAGAATACAGCACAATATTGATAGAAAACGTTTTGAGGCGCCAAAAAACCGTCTTAAAACAAATGAACAAAGATATTGAAACTTTTCGCAAAACAACGATTGACCCGAGAACATTTGTTATTTTAGACGATTGTTTGTATGACCAAACGTGGACACGGGACAAAATGATGCGTCTTTTATTTATGAATGGTCGTCATTGGAAAGTAATGCTTATTATTACGATGCAATATCCTTTAGGCATACCTCCAAATTTAAGAACAAATATTGATTATGTTTTTATTTTACGTGAACCATATTTAACAAATAGAAAACGCATCTGGGAAAATTATGCTTCTATGTTTCCTACATTAGAATCTTTCTCATCTGTTATGGATCAAACAACCGAAAATTATGAATGTTTAGTTATAAATAATAATGCGAAATCAAATAAATTATATGATCAAATTTTTTGGTATAAAGCTGAAAATCGTCCGGATTTTAAACTGGGTTCAAAAGAATTTTGGGATATATCCAAAAATATGGGTTCTGATGATGAAGATGAAGCATATGATCCTTCAAAATCTAGAAAACGTAGTAGTGGTCAACAAATTAATGTTAAGAAAACCACTAGCAAATGGTAATATATAAAAATCGAAATATTCATTTTTATATATTTTATTTAAACTATTGGTTATTTAAGGGTTAATGACCGATAAACAACACGAACACACAGATAAAGTGAGTGGATTCAATTTTTCATTACGTTAATCCTCTTTTGTTTCTAATAATTCATTACTAATATTGGCGGCAGTATTACTTTCACGATTTAGCATTTCTCCTTCGTGCTTCTTTCTACCTTCCTCGTCGGCAACCTCGCGCTCTTCGAAATTAACCGTTTCTTTAACGCCAATTAAATCACCTTCTTCGTTAATTGTTTGTGTTAATACATTTCCGGATTTTTCGGCTTTGAGAATATTTTCTTCAATTGCCTTCTGTTTTGTATCTTTAACACGTTTATCAAACTCATCTTTTGCCTTTGCTTCATTCTTTATTTTTTCTTGATGCAATTTGTTTAATTCTTCTTCCATAAACTCAACACGACCAGTCTTATATGCATTAGGATCCCACGGTAACCAAACACCAACTGGTGCTACAAATATATCATGACTCGGATCCTTATCTCTGAGTTTTTTACAGTGTTGCTCAGCCTCTTCTTGTGTAGAAAAGTTACCACGGGTTTTTACACCACGTACAGAAGTTTGAAATTCGTGTTCACGCGAAAATTGCTCAGTTAATCGTTCCTCGTTCTTATCTAAAAAGTTTTGGAAATCGTCGCTTACGCCACCTTCACGAAGTGTTTGCTGTTCCTCTTTACAGAAATCATTGTAATCCGCCATAATTGTTTCAACATTTAAATTATATTTGTAAGAGATAAAATTAATAAAATCACCAAATTTACTCATTGATTTGGTAAAATCCCATTGTTGAACAAATTGGTCAAATAAAAATACTTCACGTTTGTTTAAAATTTTTTCAGGTGAAAGAAACGACATTGTTGTAAATCGTTGTCCCGCAATAGATTGGTCCTCGTCTAGAACATCAACATATTTAGGATTAGATGTACCATCTTTTAACGTTCTTCTTTCAAAGGCAGGTTGTTCACTTGATTCACTCATTTAGCAAATATTATGATAGATTATTTATAAAAGTGTTTAAGTAATTTTAATCATAATCTATTATTATTGATAATTATTATTTTCCAATGGTATATTATATTTAGAATGAACGGAATGTTTGACTTTAGCGAACTCGTAAAACGTGCTCTTAAATATTTGATTGAAGGTTTGATGGTAGCCATTGCTGCATACGCCATCCCAAAACAATCACTTAAGATGGAAGAAGTTATTATTATCGCATTAACTGCTGCTGCTACTTTCAGTGTACTTGATGTATTTGTACCAACAATGGCCTCTTCTGCTCGCGGTGGCGCCGGTTTCGGTATTGGTGCTAACTTAGTTGGTTTCCCAGGTGGACTCTAACTTGTCTTTTAATATAATAACTTGTTAATTAAGTTATTATATGATTAACTCCCTATTTTTTTTCATCCGTATCTGTTTTAACAATTTCATTGTCTATTGTCGGTTCTTCTACAGTTGGTGCTTCTACAATAAGAGTATCTTTTGCCGTAAGGCATTCCGGTTCAAATCCTAAACTAAGTATTGTTTTTGATGATTCTGCTTTTCTATATGCTGCATATTGACTCTCAATATCATCTTCAGATGTGGTTTCATAATCAAATGGTTTTTTTAAATGAATTCTAGGAGAATTCATTATACCTGCTTCCATATTCGGAAAATTATACAAAGCTAAATTTTTATCACCACCAATGAATGAGTCTGTACTGCTATCTGCATCATAAAGGCAGCAACAAATATATTGTAAGAAAGATTTATTTTCTTTAAATACTACTCTTTTTGTACCATCACCATTCATAATCTCCATTGGTGTAGTCGCGCGCGTTTTATCAATATATTCTTCAGGTATTGTTGTTAGTAAATCAACGGTCATTTTTCGTTTTAATAAATTAGAAGCTTCGCATAGTTTTGTGTAAACACTATATTTTTTATTTAAATAATCTTTACCATCTTCACCACGATTTTCGGGCTTTAGACGTAATGTTTTATATAAATCAATTGCTAATGAATAAAAATCTTTGGATTGTTTCAATTCTAATTCCATACTGCTTTGAATTCCCATATATAGTTCAATTGCACCAATAATACCCATAAACATACCTATAAGACACGTAATACCAGAAATATATTGCTGGTCTAATACTGGCTGTAAACCTACTGATGCTGTAGAGTTTATTGAAGCTAATACAATCATGGGTAAACGGAAATATTTACCGTACGATTTAAAATGATAGTATCGACGACGGTGGTATTCACTAAGATTTACACAATTAATACGTAATTTTTCACACAATGCCTCTACTTCTCTTGTCCACTTATGTAACATCGTATATAATATACAAGTTATATAAATATTTAAACGCGCTAAAGTTTTTTACATAAAAATAACTCCATTTTATATAAATGAAAACCCTCTTTTATTATTTTTTATTCATAATCATTACCTTTTTATATACACGTCCAAGATATATCCCATATCTTCCTACACTCCCTTTCTATAATAATGATGAAGCTATCGTAGTTTTACACAAATGGCGTAAAAGAACATCTGATGATATTTTTTTTTTTAAATTAACAGACCCAAGTATAGTATTCGCGTTTTTAGATGTTGTAAATGAAAATGAAAATGAATTACGTTCTATTATCACTGCTCCTCATATTTTAGCTATAATCCTTTTTTTTAAATATACAATTAATCGTCCAAGACCTTATCAAATCGAAACAAAAATAAAACCTCTCTATTCTGAAACTGGTTATACACCTGCATTACCAGCTGGACACGCATTCCAAGCGTACTACTTAGCGCACGTTTTATCAAAACGATATCCTGATAAAAAACAATTATTTGATTCTATAGCCAAAAGGTGTGACGACGTTCGTGTAATTGGGGGTATTCATTATCCAAGTGATGGAAAGTTATCCAAAACTATTGTCGATTTTATGATTTCCATCGGTTTATTTTTATATTAATTTATATAAATCGCAATCCTGTTAATCGATTTGTGGTATCGTCCTTCTTAAACATGATGCCTTTTCCACTACAACAATAATGACTGAATACGCCATACTCCGATATAAATGGTCGTGCTAAACGGCAACTCTCTCTTGTATTAAAATGAATAGAAGATGGGCTTTTTTCCTTTATTTGACTTAACACCTCAAAACAATGATATAATTCCTTATTGTCGTGGATTTTACATACTTGTTTTTCTTTGTATTCTATTATTTCACACTGTTTGGTATTTAATGGATTTATATGTAATGCTTCTAATATATCTTTTTCTAGATTGTATCGGCGTTTACAAATAAATGAGTTTATATATATTAATAATTCTTGCGGTAACATGTTTTATAATATTTATTTATTTTTATTTACGTTTATTAAAACATAAATAAATAAATGGGCTCAGCGGGGAATTGAACCCCGGACCTCCTGCACCCAAAGCAGGAATCATACCACTAGACCACTAAGCCAAAAGACGACAGCTGCAAGACTCGAACTTGCGCGCCCATAGGGCAATGCCTTAGCAGGGCACCGCGTTAACCACTCCGCCAAGCTGCCTCCACATAAACTAT